ACGATGATTATTAGACAAGATCAACGCCCAAATAAAATGATTTGGGTTACCTTTAGCAAAGAAGGTATGCACAAATATCCGGCCGCACTTACAGATCCTAATCTAGCAACAGGTGATGAATATGATGTAAGTTTTTTAGGCCATCCGCATCGTCACATCTTCCACTTTAAAGTTTGGATTAGTGTTACACACGATGATCGTGATATTGAGTTTATTCAGTTCAAACGATGGTTGCTAAATCTTTATAAAGATAGTATACTAGCGTTAGACTATAAAAGTTGTGAGATGATGTCAGGCGATTTGTATGATGTCATTAGCAAGAAGTATCCAGGTCGCGAGATTTGGATTGAGGTCTCCGAAGACGGAGAAAATGGCTCATTCATCAAATATTAATAAAGGAACAATGATGAAACCCCAAGTTGAAAAGGTCTTTAATGATCTTGATCAGTATCTTGATTTCTGCAGATTTGAACTGCGTGAATTCAACCCATCCCATATGTACGATAAAGCCAGTGACAATTATCGTGCTTTCTTAAATAGCCAGAGACCTCCACGTCAATGGCAGGAACGAGGTACTAATAGAGGTAATCCTAATTATAAAGGTAACAAACCTCGTTTTGAGAATCGAAGTAATGAGCAACGTTTTTCTCGTTGATTTAGAAGCAGTTGAGACAAGGTACACGGGACAGTGGAAGTCCCATGTGCCTGCTCTCTTACAAAAGGCAGGACACCATGTCAACATTATATCAGGTCCTACGGACATTCCTAGTGCTACCACTCCTGGAGCATTTCTCAACTTTGGTGGCACTAATATATACAAGGCTCGACAAGTTGAACAGATGGGCCGTTTATTTTGTTCCGGAGCAGTTAAGCCTGGGGATCATTTTTTGTTTACTGACGCTTGGCATCCTGGTATCATAAACTTAAAGTACATGAGTGAGCTGTTGGGTATACCAGTAACTACTCATGGCTTATGGCATGCTGGCAGTTATGATCCTCAAGACTTTTTAGGTCGTCTTGTTGGGGATAAACCTTGGGTTAGACATGCTGAGAAATCATTCTTCCATGCGTTTGATCATAACTACTTTGCCACAGACTTTCATATTGAGATGTTTTGTCTTAACTTATTGGGCGTTGACACAGAAACAGCCCGACTTCGATATATAAAAGAAAACAAAATTGTTCGAACAGGTTGGCCTATGGAGTATATGGAAGATACGTTAGACATGTACAAACGTATGCCTAAACGTGATCTTATCTTGTTTCCGCATCGTATTGCTCCAGAGAAGCAAGTTGAGATATTTCGTGATTTAAAAGAACATCTTCCTCAGTACGAATTTGTTGTGTGTCAGGATCAGCAACTAACTAAAAATGAATATCATAATTTACTAGGCGAAGCTAAACTAGTGTTTAGTGCTAACCTGCAAGAGACACTAGGCATTAGCTGGTACGAAGGCGCATTAGTGGATGCTATTCCAATGGTTCCAGATCGGTTAAGCTACAGTGAGATGGCGTTAGACGAATTTAAATATCCTAGTAAATGGACCGAAGATTTTTCAACTTATCAATTGTTTAGACCGCAAGTAGAAAAAACAATTATAGACTATATGGAAAATTATGAAAAGTATTTGTCAAGCCTAAATAAACAGGTAGATACATTAAAAGAAAACTTTTTCAGTTGCACTCAACTATTAAAGATGCTAAAATAACTATAATATGTCATCCACGACATTAACTCGGAGAAATTATAATTGAAATCAGAATTCACCCCAGATCCTACAATTAGTTCAGATAAACCGTTTGTAGAAGAAAAATACGAACCGTTAGGCAAACCAGTTTACGTTAAAAAAGAAACAGCTCTAGACGCAATGGCAGGCGATGGCGGCTATCAAGAAGCATACCTAGGCGATCATCTTCGATTTAAGATGAAACGTGAAGGCAAACGTTTCTGGGCTGGAGATAACATTAGCGATTATCTTCACGAAGGTGATGTAGAAAAACTAATTGATGAAGCAACAGAAGCATTTGAACTAGTACTTGATCGATTGCTAATTGATCGTGAGAATGATCCTAACAGCAAAGGTACAGCAAAACGTCTTGCTAAAATGTACTTCAACGAAATAATGGGAGGACGTTATGATCCAGCACCAAATGCAACAGCTTTCCCAAATGATAGCGATGACCGATACGAAGGTATGCTTGTTGTACGCTCTGAGCTTCGTAGCATGTGTAGCCATCATCATCAGCCTGTTAGTGGTGTGGCTTATATTGGCATTATCGCGGCAAATAAATTAATTGGCTTGTCAAAGTATACACGCATTGCTCAGTGGTGTGCTCGGCGTGGCACTCTTCAAGAAGAGTTATGCAATGATATTGCACGTGAAATAATGAAGGCAACTGATAGCGAAAACGTAGCAGTGTATATTCAAGCTACGCACGGATGTTGTGAGAATCGAGGTATTATGGCACACTCAAGTCTAACGCAGACTACCGTACTGAAAGGTGCATTTAATACTGACGGTAATACAAAGAAAGAATTCTTTGACAACATTAAATTACAACAAGAATTTGCGCCGAGGTAACTATGGGTGATGGTGGAAAAGGATCTAGTCCAAGACCGTTTAGTATTAGTCAAGAGGAATTTGCTAACAGCTGGGATTTAATTTTTAAAAAGGATAAAGATATGCAAATAAGAGTTAAAGAAAACGCAGAAGAATTTGGCAAGTGCGGGTGTGGTCGTAGTCCAACCGGCAAGTGCATTGGTTGGCATGCTCTAAGTGAAGCAGACTTTAAAGAGAAACTAGCCGAGTATGAGCTCGAAGAATACAAAAAGCAAGCTCAAACATTATGGAATGATAGTTGTACTAGCGGGAGATCTGAATGACTACAGCAAAAGATATAGCAGACCATTTAATTGATCGTGCAATGAATATGCGGGAATTTATTGTAGAACGAGAGTGGGAAGGAATTCCTGCTGGTGTTGTTCGTTTCAATATACAACATACGCAAGGGCATCTTGCTAGAATCTTTGTGCCTGCTCTAACCCAAACAGAAGCAGAGACTATGGTGGACGAATGGTTTGAAGAGGATGTAGAATGAACTTGTTTCTTGATCTTTTAGATAAATTAGGTCGTAAGCGTATTGTTATGGATCGTGAGTCGGACGAACCATATTTAGAACGTTACTACTTGTTTCTAAAAGAACGAGATAGTTTTCCTTTTAATATTTTTTTACATAAATTTTTAAAAGGCGATCCGGATGATCTTCATGATCATCCTTGGCCATATGCTACAATTATTCTTAAAGGCGGTTATTGGGAAACTACTCCCGAAGGCCGCTTTTGGAGAAGTCCTGGACATTTTAGAACTTGCAAGGCAAACAGTTTCCATCGTGTTGAACTCGAGCCAGGTGTAGAATGTTGGACTATTTTTATGCCCGGACCTAAACAACGTGAATGGGGTTTTGATGTTAAAGGTCGATGGGTACAACACGAACAATATTTAAAAGAACGATATGAACAAGCTCGTAATTAATAATACAAAATTCAAAGGCCTAGTTGCTACTATCTGTAGAGAAATTGCTGCAGATAATTGGAAGCCGGACTACATCGTAGGACTGACCAGAGGTGGACTACTGCCTGCTGTTATGATAAGTCACTACTTAAATATTCCGATGCAATCACTAGATATTAGTCTACGGGACGGCGGCGAATGTGTTAGTAATCTAGGTATGGGCGAAGATGCATTCAAAGGTAAAAATATTCTTGTTGTTGATGACATTAACGACCAAGGAAGTACACTAAACTGGATTATGAATGATTGGCCAAGCGGTTGTTTTCCAGACGACGAACGATGGGAACACATATGGGGTAATAATGTTCGATTCGCTGTAGTTGTAGATAATCTATCTAGTCAATGCAGTGTAGGTATGAACTACTGGGGTATGGAAGTTAATAAAGCAGAAAACGATGTGTGGATTGAATTCCCTTACGAGGAGTGGTGGACTAAATGAGTACTATAATTAGACATGCTAATACCTGCCAAATTAAAATGGCAAAGAATTCTAAAACTATTGAGGCGGTAGTTGATCAATTTATCTTTGAGCAAGTCCTCGATGTCATCCTGAATAAAAGTGTCAAGTTAAAATTAAAGTGGAACGGACGATGCTACGAAGGCAGAAGTGCCGGAATGGATATTGAAAGCAACGGTCCTGCTGTTACATATACGCAAACAACTTCAAGAGGTTGATATGAATCTACATTATTCATTAGATGATGCACGTGAAGAAGGACATGCTCCGTGGGATAACATTGTTAGCGACGACTTTCATGTTGTAATATTTCAAGATAAGTATCCTGTTACTGATGGTCATTTATTGTTTGTGCCTAAATATTCAGCTAATGGCGTAATCGAAGACTGCTTTGCCGATGCTCTTAAAATAGGGCAAGAGAAAGTTAAAACAGGGGAATGGGATGGGTTTAACATTGGTCTTAATTGGGGTGAGGCCGCAGGGCAAACTGTCCCGTATCCACATGTTCATTTAATTCCAAGACGTAAAGGCGATATGGCAGATCCTACTGGTGGAGTGAGACATGTTATTCCAGAAAAAGGTAATTATCGAAAATGGTAACTGTAGTTGTACCTTGGGAATCTAAACAGACAGAAGTCTGGTGGAATGAAACATGTGCTATGATTTTAGAACACTTCGGTCTTCCTGGTGATAAGTATACATCTCATCCTACAGAAAATGCCATGTCATTTATATTCCATGATGCCAAAGATGCGTTACTGTGTAAAATTTTATTAAGCGATAGAATATGAAAAGAACATTGTTTATTGGAGATAGTCATACATGCGGTTATGATCTATCTCAAGAATTTCGATTATGGCATGAAAACAACTATTGCGAATCGTATTATCACGTTCATAATAAACCTGCATTAGTGTACGCATGTCCTGGAGTGCCATTTAAGATGTATACAGAATGGCTTACTACTATGTTTAAAAGATATGATGACATAGATCAAGTTTTTCTATGCTTGGCTCCTTTTAATCGATTTATACTTGCTGGAGACGATCCTACTGATATGGGATGCGTTCCTCCTGACAATTTTATTGTAGAGCAAGATCCTAAAAATGCTCCTATACAGAGATTCTGGGATAAAGCAACAGCTAACGACAAAATGCAGTTATTCCAAAAAACCACGTATGAAGATTATGAGAAAATTCCTGCCTGTGAGTTTAGCGATCTTGACGGACTTATAGAACCCGATATTAGAAAAAATTCATTCATGGAAGTTAAACTTTTTATGGAACTGAACACGTTTTTAGAAAAGAGAGACTATTTTAATTCTATATATACATGGGATAACATCTGTAACGATAACGGCGCTGATCTTTATATCTTTAATTTTAGAGACAGAATGCGTTTTCCGGAATATAATAACTACTACGGCAAATTGAAACGCACAGTATTTTCTCCTAAGACTGTTGAAATGTATTTTAAGAATAAGCATATAGATCACGAAAAGTATTTTATGCCAGATAACGAACACTATACAAAAGATTTTCACGATATGATTGCAGAGCAATTTATTCCATGGCTAGAAAAACAAAAAAAATATTAATTGCAGGAGACAGTTTTGCTGCAAAATGGCCTAGCTGCAATGGGTGGGTTGATCTTCTTGCGGAAGAATATGATATAACAATTTTGGCTCAAGCAGGTGTTGGCGAATATAAGATATTAAAGCAACTAGAGTCAGTTACAATTGAAGATTATGATTGTGTGATTATTAGTCATACAAGCCCCAGTCGGATACACGTTAACGAACATCCGTTGCATAAAATAGGATTTCACAAAGACTGCGATTTATTGTTCAACGATATTGATCGATTTTCATTCCCCGGTTCACCACTAGATGTAGCAAAAAAATGGTTTGTACATTATTATGATGATGCTTATCAACTTGATATGTACAATCTAATACGTAATAAAATTAATAGTATTATATCTATTCCATACATTAGTATATCTCATATAGATATTTTAAAAGACATGTCTATTGAAAATCTACATTTAGACTTCAGTGGGCTTTGGGCCTCTAACAGAGGAAATTGTAATCATTACAACGACGTTGGTAACAGATTTATTTTTAAAAAAATACAAATGGAAATTGAAAAACTAACATGAAATATGTAATAGGATTTATTATAGCTTCAATATTGTGGATGTGGATTTTAGACAGTATTCCTATGCCCAATGGAGTAGTGTATGATTGCAGTATGTCTGAGTTCCATCCAGACTTTCCCCCTCAAGTTAAAGAAGAATGTCGAAAACTAAGATATGAAAACTGGAAATCACAAAATGACAAAACTACAACCTAATTCTTGGACTATAACTTTAGAAGAAGATCCCGAGACTGGCGATCTTATTATGCCAATTCCACAAGAAGTTTTGGATTTGCAAAATTGGAACCCGGGTGATGTATTAACTTGGAAAGATAATCAAAATGGTACTTGGTCTTTGTATAAAAAGATTGACGTATACAATGAAAAGAGTGTATAATTAACTATGAGTAAATTAAAAATTGCAGAGCTGTTTTACAGCATTCAAGGTGAAGGACGCTACATGGGTGTTCCTTCTGTGTTCCTTCGTACATTTGGTTGTAACTTTAAGTGTGCTGGCTTTGGTATGCCTCGTGGAGAAGTAAGCCACGAAGCAACTGACATTGCAGCTACACATACTATGATAGAGTCTTTTCAAAAGTATGAAGACTTACCGTTAGTTAGTACAGGCTGCGACAGCTATGCTAGTTGGCATCCAGACTTTAAAGACTTGAGTCCAATGCTAGAAAGTAATGCCATTGTAAATCGTATTATGGAAATACTTCCGCACAAGCGTTGGGAAGATGAGCATCTAGTTATTACAGGCGGTGAGCCGTTGTTAGGTTGGCAACGTGCTTATCCAGATTTGTTAGATCATCCTAGTATGTGGCGTCTTAGAGAAATTACTTTTGAAACAAACGGTACTCAAAAATTAACTCCAGAATTTGCTTCATATTTGCATACTTGGAAAAGTCATCATGATCAAGACTTTTGGCGTGAGATTACATTTAGTGTAAGTGCTAAACTTCCTTGTAGTGGTGAGAAGTGGGAGGAAGCAATCCTTCCAGAGGTAGTTTGTGAATACGAAGAATACGGTACAGCTTATTTAAAATTTGTTATTGCTACAGAACAAGACTTTGCTGATGCAGAATGCGCTATTGCCGCATATCGTAAGGCAGGTTTTACAGGTCATATTTACTTAATGCCAGTTGGCGGCGTTGAAAGTGTGTATGCATTGAATAATAGAGCAGTAGCAGACATGGCAATGAGAAAAGGTTTACGGTATAGTGATAGATTGCAAGTGCCGTTATTTAAAAATGAATGGGGAACTTAATGCGTAAATTTGTAGAAAAATTATTCGGTATTACTAAACTTAAAGCAGATGCGGAAGCTGCGATGCAGGCTGCTGAAGAATCTAAAAAATTAGCAGAGGAAGCTACTGCGGCTGCTGAACGTGCTAAGGAAGCAGAAGAACTAGCTAAGTTAGATCCAAAGGCTCGAGCTACACGTAAAAAAGAACCGTGGGTTAGTGTAATCGAAACACATGTAAACAAAGACAATGTTCGCAATGGATTTTTTGAGCTTGACTGGAACGATCATTTTGTGTTAAAATTAAAACAAGAAGGTTACGGGTTTGACGGCGATAAAGAAGAAGAGATTATTGATCGTTGGTTTCGTGAACTTTGTGCAGGCGTAGTGGTAGATGGTGATTTTGGCGGTGCAGTAAACACTGGCGTAATTGATATTAAAACTGTTAAAAAGAATAACACATGAACTACATTATAGTTGATACAGCAAATACATTTTTCCGTGCTAGACACGTTATTAACGGCGACGCTGATATCAAACTAGGCATGGCTTTTCATATTACACTTAACAGTGTTAAGAAGGCTTGGCAAGACTTTAACGGCAGTCACGTTATCTTCTGTCTAGAGGGGCGTAGCTGGCGCAAAGACTTTTATGCTCCTTATAAGGCGCAACGTACAGCCGCTCGTGCCGCCCATACAGAAAAAGAAGCAGACGAAGAAAAGATCTTTTGGGAAGCCTTTGACACGTTTAAAGATTTTATTAAAGATAAGACTAACTGTACAGTTATGCAACATCCTCGCCTAGAAGCAGACGATCTTATTGCAGGTTGGATACAGAGTCATCCAAACGATAATCATATTGTTATTTCAACAGATACAGATTTTGTGCAATTAATTGCACCCAATGTGAAGCAGTATAACGGTGTTATGGAAACTACAATTACACATGAAGGTATCTTTGATGCAAAAGGCAAACGAGTTATTGACAAAAAAACGCAAGAACCAAAAGCGATCCCAGATCCAGAATGGCTCTTGTTCGAAAAATGCATGCGTGGTGATACCAGTGATAATGTCTTCTCAGCGTATCCAGGTGTGCGTACTAAAGGCACAAGCAAAAAAGTGGGTCTTAGTGAAGCGTTCGAAGATCGTAAAAGCAAAGGATTTTCGTGGAACAATCTCATGCTTCAGAGATGGACTGATCACAATGGACAAGAACATCGAGTGCTAGAAGATTACGAACGCAATCGTCGACTGATTGATCTTACACACCAGCCTGAGGATATCAAGGCTATTATAACTGAAACTATTGCAGAAGCAACAAGTGCTAATAAAAATATCAGTCAAGTCGGATTACGACTTATGAAATTTTGCGGCCTGTATGATCTTAAGAAAATTTCTGATCAAGCACAAGCATATGCTGAACCGTTAAATGCGAGGTATACACAATGACACAAGAATTACATGCTAAACCAATTATCAATGATAAGTTTTGGATTGTTGAGAAAGACGGTGAGAAGTTTGCCACACTTCGAAAAAACGAAGATAATCGATTTGTATTAAGCAATTCATCGGGCATTAAGATTTATGATACAAAAAAGAGCCTAATAGAATATTTTGGTAAAAACTTTTTTGTTGCTAAGATTATTAAAGAAGCAGATGATTCGTTAGTACATGAAGTACATGGATTTGCAACTAGTGTTTCTCCGCATAATGCAATGTATGATGTAAGACGAAAACTTCCGTTGTTTACTAAAAGTGCAGACAGCAAAAGTTTATACTGTGCAGGGTATTATATCATTCGATTCGATAAGGGATGGGTTAAAAGTTTTTGCCCTAAGCTAATTACTATCGAACGATATGAAAACAAAGGTCCTTTTAAAACAGAACTTGAAATGAAACAGGTATTAACTAATGCTTCAAAATAATATTCCTAGTAAGTTGCCTTCAGTTGAAAGGCTAATTCAACGAGTTAATGCTGCTGAAAAAAGTCAACAAAAAGAAATTAGAATTAGTA